ATTTGAGGCATGGGTAGAGATGGTCTTGGAACACGAAGGAGGATACGTGGACGATCCTAACGATAAGGGTGGTCAGACGAATATGGGTATCACGCAAAAGAGTTTCAGTGACTTTCTTGGAAGAGAAGCCAGTGAACAGGATATGCGTGAGATGACCCGTCAACATGCACTGGATTTCTATAAAGATTTGTGGGATAAGATGAACCTTGATCGGTATCCACCACCAGTACAGATGCAATATGGTGATATGCAGGTTAATGCTGGTAAGCGTGGAAGTGATATGATTCTTCAGATGGCAGTTAATACTAAGATGCATCCTAATAATGTGGAGAGATGGATTGATGTTGATGGTGTTGCGGGACGAGGAACATTTGCTGCTTTGGAACGTGCAGATTTAACGGCTTTGGATTACTTTGGGGAACGGGTACTGTTTCATGCCAACAATGTGTTTGCTGGCAGCAAGTACGGTATCAAGGTAGGAGATTATATCAGGAAGAGGGAAGCTGATCCGGACAATCAGGATACGTGGGGTCGTACGCGTACGAGTCAGAACGGGTTCTGGCGAGGTTGGTTTCGACGCGACTTGGAAACTTACGAGAAATCGTTACTGGATGGTGACGGCTAGGTAAATGGCGGGATTAGGCGACTTGGTTTTGGATTTGATAAGTTTATGTGGTTGGAAGGCCAAGTTTTTTGATCGTCGTCGAACGGAAAAGGTATTGGAACTTGTCAGGCAGCTGAACGAGATAGATATCGAGGGTCAGCGGGTCTATGAATCGGAGAAGGTGGATCACGCGGGTCTTGATCGGCGTGCGAGAGTCCCTTCGGACGAGGAGTTATGGCGTAAAGAAAGAGCGGAAGGAGTTGATCGTGCATACTGGTGAGAAGGCGCGGGACGAAGAGATTACTAAAGGGGTATTGCATCGGAAATACGGGTATTTGGAGCTGGACAAATCTAGGCCGCTGGTTTATTTGGAAGGTGTTCGGGGCGGAGGCAGGAAGATGGGTGATCCTGTGGGGTACCGGCAACGCGGCGGTTCGGGTGTTTACGCTACCCAGCTCTTGGGTAGAAACTTGTTGATACATCGGTTGGTATGGCTCTACAAGTCATCATCGGCTTATCATTACGGTGACGTACCCAAACTTCTGGATCACATTAACCGTGACGATACGGATAACCGGTACGGTAATTTACGGCCGGCAGATCCCAGTTTGAACGGTATTAATTCGGACTATAACGGTGAGGGGTACCGTGGCGTGACGGCAAAGAAGACGCATTCGGGTCGGTACCGCTGGATAGCGAGGTTATGCAACAAGTATCTGGGTACTTATGACACGGCCAAGGAAGCCGGGTTGGCTTATGACCGTGAACTGTACCGGATATTTGGTGCGCCGAGGGGGTTGGGGAATGACAAGCATTTTCTGGCCTTGTTGAATTTTCCGGAAGAGCGGGCGAACTATTTGGGTCTTGGATGTGCGGAACAGTTGGAATTCCCTTTGTTCGGGGTGGTACATCAGCGGGTACTGGATTTCAGTGATGTTAAGATGGTAGGGGGTTGAGGTTGATGGATATGATGATGGTTGACGGTCACGATGAAGCTATTGTTGGGGTGGTGACAAGATTTGGTCAATCGCCGGTTTTATGTTATGATTACAAAAAAGTTATTGGGACGTTGGTTAGTGGCGGCATGTCGGAAGAGGAAGCGGTAGAATATTTTGATTTCAATATTGAAGGTGCTTGGGTAGGTGAAGGCACGCCGTGTTTCATTGTGCTGGACGACTGGCGAAGGTACATGGAAGAATGAGTGTCAAGGAACTGGCTAAGAGACAAACGCTGGACGATTTTCTGGTTAACAGGATTTGGGACAGGGTACCGGAAGAGAGTCTGGAAGCGTATCAGGCGTTTTTGGTTTATTTGGATGTGGGTGAGTTCCGGTCACTGGCATCAGCGTTCAGGGTACTGCATCCGGGCAAGAACCCGAACGCAGCGTGGCGTAACTGGTCAAAAGAGTATAACTGGCCGGATCGAGCGGTAGCTTACGACGATTTTCTGATAAAGAAAACGCAGCATGAAACTGAACAGCGCGTGGTTAAGGACAAGACCACGATCCGGTTAAAACAGTTGGAGAAGGTACAGCAATCGCAGGAGATCATGTTTGACATCCTGCATTTGGCACGACGGTGTGACGATCCCAAACGCGCCATGGGAAGCTTGAAGGATGTTACGGACGCTTTGGTATCGTTCATGCAGCTGGAACGACAGATGGTGGGGTTGGAACACGAACAGGAAACTCAAGAGGTTAAACGCAACGGTCAGAACGTTAATATACTGGTAGGTAAACTGGATGAACTCGGAAGCAAACAATTCGATCAGCTTGGCATGTCAGGAAGTGTACCGGCAATCACCGGCACTGCTGCTGAAATCAGCGGAGACGGTGGCATCGGCGATGACGGGATTGCTGAAGATCCTGAACAAGACGAGACAAGTAACTCCGTTGGTACCCAACAAGACGCAGCTGATGGTCTTGCAATCGATTTACGGTCAGGTGAATGAAGGCAAACCTGTCAGGTTGCTGGAACTTAAGGGACGTCAACAGGGATCGAGTACTGGTATAGGGGCTTACTGTTTTCTGCGTGCCATTTGCGAACCGCAAACGAACGCGTTGATTATCACGGAAGAGAAGGGCGGGTCTGCGGCCAATATCTATTCGATGTACGAGAGGTTTTACAGTAACTTACCGTTGGAACTTGACCGTGAAAGTACGCGTATGGGCCAGTTCATGAAGTTTGGTGACCCGGTAGGATCGACGATAAAGGTTGAGGGCGAAAAGAACGTCACCAGTTTTACGTTTCAGGTAGTGCATTTAAGTGAAGCGGCTTTTTTCCAGAACCTTGGCAAGACGTTAAGCATGTTGTATCAGACGGTACCGGACAACCCGGACACTTTCATTTGTTTGGAGACGACGGCTAACAGGTACGGGGACGATTTCCATACCGAATGGGAACGGGCGAGCGAAGGTAAAAGTGATTTCTGTGCCTTGTTTGTACCGTGGTATTACCATGAAGAATATTCATCACCGTTTGCGGACGAGAACGAACGGGAACTGTTTAAGAACCATTTGTCGGACAGCAGCGATTCGGTTTACGGTAACGAATGGTACATGATGGATGTTTATCCGGAACTGACGATGGAGAACATGAAATGGCGTCGTGCCTCGATCCGTAACAGGTGTCAGGGAAGCATGGTGGAATTCAACCGTCAGTATCCCTGCAGTCCGGAAGATGCGTTTCACAAGGGTACGAACACCATTTTCGACATGTCGTATTTGCAGAAAGCGTTACGGCAATACGTTTTTGAACCGGTTAATCGCGGTATGATAACGGAAGAACCCGCGGGTTTGCAGTTCAAGGATGATCCGGAAGGCATAACGCAGATTTTCTATCCTCCGGAACCGCACACGGAATACGTGATGGGCAGTGACCATGCGGAAGGATTGGATGGGCGTGACTATAGTGCGGCAATTGTGCTGCAGCGGTTACCGTTACGGATGGTAGCTAAGATCCGTGGTTATGACGGCAGGCAAGTAAGTATTGACGAGTTCGCTGAACAGATGTATTATCTGGCATTGTTTTACGGTCACGCGTGGATATGTCCGGAGAATAATGCGGACGGCGGTACGGTAGTTAGTCTATTGCAGGAGAAATGGGATTACCGTGAGATTGTTGCTGAACGCGATCTGGGCGTGGTAAACTCCAATCGGTTTGGATGGCGTAACCAGAGCAATACGCGTCGTCGGGGGGTGGGTATGCTACAGGAATCCATCCATGCGGACGAGATCGAGATACCGTGTCAGCAAACGTTACGGGAATGCATGAATTTCCATACGGTGAACGGGAAACCGCAAGCTATTAAGAAAGGCAAACCGAGGAAACAGGGCGAACCGGAAGACGGTTTCTATGATGACTTGGTCTTTTCGCTTATTGGCGGGTTATATGCGCATTATTGCCGACCGGCAGCACGTAGCAGGAAATATTTTGAACGGCAGTTTGAAACGTCGAGGTTTCGTGAACTGTCGATACTGGAAACGAAAGATCACTGGACAAATTATGCTTAAATTGGGAGGGGTTGCAAGATGAAAAGTTTTGATTCCATTCGCAGTGAAGAAGACATTCTTGAAGCGTTTAGGGTACTGAAGAGCGAATCGGAAGAAGCTTGCCGACCGAGATGGCGTCAGATGCGGAAAAACATGTTGGTCTATAAGGGCAGTCATTACCTGAAAGATGTTGATGACGATGTTGCCATAGATGAACGTGTTCCGGGACACCGGTTCCGGATCAGCCGTGATCTTATTGGGCCGATAATCGAGACGTTACGACCGATTCTGATGCGCGGGTACCCCAAATATTTCGTAGAAGCCGATTTCCCGTTCATGCAGGCATCGGTAGGTGTTAACGAGTTGGAAATCCCTATACCGGGCGTTACGGACGGTGATTTGGCGCAACGGTTACAGACGATGTTGTCAGCGGAACACGAATCGCGTAACGAGGGTATACAGATAGCGGAACTGCTGGTTGATGTCTTGGTGGGTGGCACGGCATACCGGAAAGTTATTTATGATCCGGTAAAAAACAGGGTTAACCTGCCCATACTTCATCCGGAAGACGTTTTACCTGATCCGTATGGTACGAGGGTGGATTTAACGGATCACAAATACGTTATTACGCGTATGGATATGGATGTAGCGGACATAGAACGCATTTACCGAATTAAGGAACGGGATTTCGCCGGTGGTGAAGCGGAAAGTTACGAGACGGATAACGGTATCTTGAATACGGTAAGTAAGGTAACAAATTATTTCCGCAATAACGACAACAATTTGGAGAAAGCCACTAATTTTAAGCGTGTCAGGTATCCGGTATACGAGTTGTATTACAATGAAGCTACGCCGGAAGTTAATATGCAAGCGGACAAACCGCCGAAAGCTTTGAAATATCCTAATGGCCGGATGATAACGATAGTTAATGAGAAGAAGGTGGTGGTTGATCGGCCAAATCCGTATTGGCACCGGGAATTTCCGGTAGTTGCGTATCAGGCTAACCCGATGCCGCACCAGTTTTTCGGCAAGACAGAGATTGATCAGCTTGTAACTGTACAGGAAGCGGTGAATATCCTTTATAACATGGTGATAGCCAATGCCATGTTAGCGGGTAACAACCAGTGGATGTATGAGGAAGGGGCGTTATTGGCCGAGGACGTTACGAATCAGCCCGGATTGATGATACCTGTGAGTCAGGGATCGATAGCCGGTAAACGGATCGAGAGGTTGTCTCCTGCACCGATATCGCAGGACGTGTTCATGTTAATGAAAGAGATGGAGACGTACGGAAGATCGGATATGGCGGGTGTTCAGGACGTGATGCTGGGGTCGGCTAAGTCGGGTACGTCGGGCGTATTGGCGAATTCGCTGCAGGCGGCAGCGTTAACGCGTCAATCGTTCAAGATGGTTTCCTTGGACGAGAGTTATCGCCGGCAAGCGAGGCTGGAGATTTACTTGATGCAACAGTTTTACGAATACGAAGATCCTAGAATGACGCAACAGTGGGGTTCGGGCGAATGGCTTTTATGGTCGGAAGGTATGCGTGACTTATTATGGGATGTGAAAGTGGAATCGCAGGCTGACTTGCCGCATAACGTTACTGCACGGATAAATTATGCTATCCAGTTATTGCAGCTGGGTGTTTACGATTTGGAAGAGTTCTTATCGTTTACGGGCCTGAAGGTTAGGCCTGAGTTGCGTGACAAGATCCGCCAAACGGTTGGGTTTGATCCGGGCAAGCAGGGGATGTACGGTCAAGCACCGCCGCAGGATGAAGTCATTACGGAAACGCAGGAAGAAGCTGCGGGCATTGGCGGCGGATTAACAGGATTGCCGGGGTTAGGTCAGGGGGTTCCTGAACAGGCCATGCCGCAGATGTAGAAGGGTCTTGTTTAGTGATAATTGATATGTTCTTAATGTGTTTTTTGGCTTATGGCCTGATGTGGCTATTGGCTTGTGTGATAAAATTGATAAAGAAAGGGTGACGGAAATGGCGCAAACGAGTACGCATAGGCGCAAGATCAGCACTTCGATCTTACCGGATAAGGTGTTGGCGGACAGGTTCTTGGCTTTATTGAAAGTCAATACTGAAATTCTGCTGGATTTGCTGGAAGAACAACGCCGGATATATGATATTATGGCGGGTGGCGGATCTTTGGAACCGGATGACGATGAATCGCCGGTACAGGATGTTTCTGAAGAAGAATAAAAAAAGAGTTGACTTTAAACTTTTTTGTGTGTTATACCGTTAGGAGAAGATCAACAACTGTTATGTTCCGTTAACACGTCTATGGACATTGGCGGGACAGTTAAAGAATTAATTATTATATTAAAATGGCAGGGGATTGATATAAGATGGAACAGGAATTAAATGACCAAGGGCTTGTGGAGGAAGAAGTGGTACCGGCCTCTGAAGAATCGGCAGAGACAACCGGAACCCCTGAACAGGCTACAGTCGAACAGCAGGATACCGACAATCCTGATGTTATTCAGCATGAGTTGGATGAATTGCGTAAACGGGCGGAACACGGGAACCGTAAGATAACCGAGTTGGGTCAGGCACGCAGCGAACTCCAGAAAGAGCTGGAATTACGGGACGTGAGGATACAGGCGTTAGAGAATCAGATAAATACGTTGAGCCGTTATCAGCAACCGGCGCCGTCAGCGGCGGACGGATACTATGACGATGTTCAACCTTCTGATCAACCTCCCGCTAATGGCGTGCCCAACGACCAGTTTTCGTTGTATTCCAAGGCAACTGAAGAGTTGGTTACCGAATACGGTAAACTGCAATCTCAAGTTGACGAGTTGAGGGGCGTCCGCGAACGCGACTCCAAGACCAAGGAACTGATGGAAAGTTTCGGTTTATCAGCGGAAGACGCTGAGACAGCCATGAAATTCCGTGACGACGGGGATGATATCTCTTTCGGCAAGGTTATCAGTTTGGGTTCGGCTTACAGTCGAGCGAGGTCGGAGAAGAAGCAGCAGCGGCGTGAATCAATAGATGCAGCGAGTACGGTAAACGAGGGGAGTGCTTCTCCATCTTCGAGTACTGCAACATCCGATCAGCAAGCGGACGACATCATCACTGGCAAGGTACAAAGTCAGGGTGTAGCCAAGATGCTGGCTGAAAATCCAGATTTGCTGGATAAGTTAAGCAAACAATTTACAGTGAGGTAAACGGGACGGAGTAGAGACTGTTCCGTTTATCCTGCTCTCTACCGCTGTTGTCATATTAAGATAAGAGGAGTATATCCATGGCAGCAGTACTAGACCAGATAACCATTGCAACATTAGCGATGCATGGTGATCTGAACACAGCGGTACTATCACGGGATTCAGCCGCCCTGAGAATCTTTCAGGATCAAGCGATTGAAGCAACGGGATCGCCGTTGAATATTAAAATCAGGTATAAGCGGAATAATGGGGGTTTCTACGCGGGTTTCGATACGTTTGACACGACTCGTGTTGAGCAGTTCGCCCAAGGAACGCTGGAATGGAAGAATGTTTATGTCAATGTAACCATTGATGAAGACAGTCTGGTATCCAATGCGTCGATGAACATCAAGGACTTGATGGCCATCAACGATATCCGGCGGTTGCCTACGCGTGACAGGAACACCATTTTTAATTTGTTTGGCGAAGAGATGGCGGGAGCGTTGGACGATATCCGCAAACTCTTGGCTGATGGAGCCTATTCGGATGGTACGGGTTCGGGCGGTAAAGAAATCACCGGACTGGCAGCTATCGTAGACAATGCTGATACGTATGGCGGTATTGCGGTTGCTGAACTGGGACAATTCGATTACAACGGTTTTCTATCGGGCGCTGCGGATGATATCTGGGCCGGTCGAGAAAAAGCGGTTGGCGGTTCGATTACGTTAGACGAATTGGCGAACGGGCTGAATGATGCCAATCAGGGTGGTGCGGACAGTGTAGACTGCATCTTTTGCCCTCTGGACATCTACAGTTCACTGGAACTGCAACTTGAAGGCCAGCGTACGCGTGTGAATGCGGACATGGCAGAGATAGGGTTTCGTCAAAACATCGAATGGGTGAGTTTCGGGGTAACCATTTATCCTGATCCGTATTGTCCTGCGGGCGAGGTTTACGGTATTAATAAGAACCACACCCATATGTACATCCACCCGGCACTTAACATGGAATTTTCAGGGTTCAAAGAGCCGACGGATCAAGCGGCCATAACGGGCCAGTTGAAAATGAAATGTCAGTTGCTATGCGATGATAGGGCCAAAAACTTTAAACTAACTGGCGTTACCGCATAAGGAGGGTTCACAAATGGCAGTTGTAAACAACAATCTTAGTTCAGCTGAGATGGGCCTTGAATTAGGTGGTGCGGGAGTAGTGGAAGCGAACTATAGCGGATCATCAGTCGCTATACGAGCTGCTGCGGAAACGGCTATTGATACGGCCAACGCGTTACCATTGCAGGTTCATCTGGTTGATTTGGATAACACCAGTGCTGGGTCAACTAAATTGACGGTGCTACAGGTTGGTACCATTTTTATGTGGGTAGAGGGCGGAAATATGCGTATCAAGCAGTCGTTACCCGCAGGAGCTACCCAAGGCGACAGCTTAGGTACCATTAGCGCCTAATAGGGGGTTTCATTTGAGTTTCTCCTTGTAAACCAACTGGAACGCGGGTGTAAAACCTGCGTTCCGGCTTTAATCAGATAAGACCATTTATATTTTAAAGGACGGAGGATGGGATAAATGGCACATGCGACGAGAATTGCTCCCTATAAAAATTGGGAGAAGTACTCACCATACAGCGTACATTTACGCCGGATGAGTTTGGGGGCTAACCTCACTTCAGAAGGCTATGTTAGGATTTATCGTGCGGTAGGCGACGATCAACCGTGTCTTACGATAGAACAAGCTGATACCACCAACAATCCGACTGCGCTCGTTGTCAAGAACGACGGTACGGGCATTGGGATTGATCTTACCGACGTAACCGGAGATGCATTGAAACTTCCTGCGGACGCTGTTACTTCTGCGGGCACGCTTTCTCAGCAGTTCCCGGTAAAAGTCGGTGCCACAACCTATTACTTGTATGGATATACTACGGGTTCGTAATGATCCATGGATAAAGTGGTAAGTAAAGTTTACCGGACAGGTATAGGTAAAGAGGATTTGGCCGTTTTACGCGACCGCAACCGTTTGGTTGAAGAGGTAGCGGAAGAAATTAACGCTTTACATTATGCGCGAAAGTTTCTGCAGGCCAAATACCTTGAACTGGTAGATACGTTGGCTGAGAAGTACGGGTTGGAAGATGGCACCTGTATAGATATAGCCACGGGAAAGATAGAAGGGTGGGAGAAAAATGCCGTACAGCTTGAACGAACTGAAGATACTGTTGAGGGAAAGGCTGGGTGAACCGACCGAAGGCACTTTTGGCAGTGCTGTAACGTATGACACGGGCGGTGGTTCCAGCGAAACGCGGGACGAACTGCTTGATTTCATCAATCGCGGACAGGCTAAAGTTGCTGAAGACAGCATCAGCCAAGGCCATTCGTTGTTGCAGGGTCGGCGCCAGATAGCTATTGAGGCCAATACCTACGAGTATGCGTTACCTTCGGACTTCATCAGCGTGCTGGACTTGTTCCAGTATCACAGTACGGTTTTCTACCGGATTGCCCAGCATCCGTTATCGGGATTGCGCAACCTGTTCAACCCCGATTCCACTGCCAGTATCTATACGCATTTCGATGTCTTCGGTGTAACAGCTGAAGTCTTATCGCAGGGCGTAGCATCGTCATCAGTTGTGAGTTCCACTACTTTCACGGACGACGATGCGGCTTTTGACACGGAAGGGATTACTGATAACGTTGACGTTATTTTTAACCTGACGGACAATAGCAGTGCCACCATTACGGGCCAGACAGCGCAGACATTAACATTTTCTAGCGGGCTGGTAGGCGGCAGGACTAATACTTTCCAGTATGGCGACCGGTATCAGGTACAGCGAGGCAATGAAACGTTACAGGTACTGAACCTGTATCCTGCCATTTCTGCCGGGGACACACGATCCATTATCAGTGAAACGAGTGCTACTTCTACGCCGGCGGCTTTTGCTGGGCCGTTCACGTTATCGGATGAAGCGGTACTGTTTTCAGTAAGCGTGTATATTGATTCGGCTGTAACTTCTCCTTTAAGGGTAGAGGTACGGAACGCTGCAGATGCTACCGATAAGGAATACGCAGGGATTGATACGGCCAAGGTAGATGGTTACAACGAGGCTATTTTCGAGTACGGGTTCAAGATGTCGAAAACGGCCAGTTACAACATTTATGTTACGGACGGCGATGGAGCAGCGGTGAATTTCGTCAGTACGGGATCGTTCACCAAGGTGAAGGCTAGTGGATATACGGGAGACGAGTATTTGGATTTGTATTATGCCCGGTACCCCAAACCGTACGATACGAATTTCACGGGTGCCAGTGAGATTCCGGATTACGGTATAGAGGCTGTGATTTTGTATGCGGAACATGTAGCTTTACTTAAAATGTCGGGTGGCAGGAACAACATGGCTACGCAGGCATTGAACGATTACCGTGAAGAAGTTGGCCGGGTACTGATGCAGCGTGGTTTAAGGTCGAAGAACCGTACCACGGTGGTAGGGAATGTAATCGGGTACGGAATGAACCGTGTACCGACAATCAAGAATGTACCGATAACGACAAAACTACCTTTGGGTTAAGGGGAGAACAGGAATGCAATCGAAACCAACGAATTGGGTTACGGGATTCAAGAGAAGCCCTCGTGCATCCAATGTACAGATGAGGGATATGGGTTTGTTCATGAACTCCAGCGGCAGGTTCGAGACGCTGGACGATTCATGGGACAGTATCCACAGTGAGGGGATGTTCATCTCCGGTGCCAATAAGCTGTATTTCCGTGACGAGGACAACAAGGACATTTACATTAACAGTCCGGCAGACAACCAGTTGGAACTGTCAGCATCTTTGGGTGTGATTGTTGGCGATACTTTGTTGATTTCGGATGATAATAAGATCCAGTTACGGAATACGGACGATACCTTATATATAAACAGTCCTGCAACCAACCAGATACGGTTGGAAGCCACGGCGGGTGTATCGATAAATACGACTGACATGGAAGGCGCAACGGGCCTGAACGTTCACGGTACGATACGCGCTACGGGCATGGTACTGGAAAGTGCTATCTCGGCTATAGAATTCACCATTAAACCTGACAGTGGCGATGCCATGCTGCATTTCGAGAAATCGGATGCCTCGCGTGAATTCACTGTAGGGTATGACGACGGTAATGACCTGTTTGTTATTTCTGACAATGATGCGTTCGGTACTAATGACCGGTTAGTGATAAACGCTGATGGTGACGTAGGAATTGGTACGAGTCTTCCTGCCGCTGAATTGAATGTGGAAGGGGCAACAGGATACAGGGCTATCCGGTTAACATCTGATACGACTGATGTTGATTTGTATGCTAATGCTGAAACACCGGAAGTGGGGATAAGTTCACTTGATCCTGTTCCTATAGCTTTTAAGGTTAATGGCTCGAAACATTTGTCTATTGATGAAGAGGGCACATTAGACCAGCAATCCAATTATCTGGTCAATAGCCAGACAGTCAACGATCTGCAAACCCGTAGCAGTTATTGGTTTGATGGGGTGGATGATTATATAGATTTGGGTGTGTTGGATGCTGTGGCAATACCAGCTAATACTAGTTGGTCTTATGAAGTCTCATATAAAGTTAAATCAGCTGACTCTAATGGTGTAATAGTTTATTTTCCTGAACATGGGTTATATGTTCACAGTAATGGTAACACTTATGAGTTTGACCCATCTGATACGACTAGTTTTCCTACAGTACTTGATACATGGAATCATGTCTTAGCGGTTAACGATCAGAGTTCTAACGTGACAACTGTTTATCTAAATGGTGTATCAGTAGATACAAGGACTTATAGTGGGGATACTGACCCTTGGGAAGTTGACTTAGGCCGTGACAGTTGGAATGGTGGCAGTCATTTTGATGGTGAGATCTCGAAATTTCGTCTGTACAACAGAGCTTTATCATCCGATGAAGTCAAGGCGGCGTATAGCGGTGAGGCTGTACCGTTTGCGGATATAGGTGCTAATCAGACGGCAATTTATGCCTCTTCTGGTGATTTCACTGGTGATATGACTGCAAGTGGAGGTGCTGCATCAAATGTAACTCAAGATGGGAAGGCAAACTCTTACAAGTTCACGGTGAATTCTTCTGCTGGCACACATTATCTAAATACTCCAACATCGTCTTTAGTGATTGGTAAACATTATAGGGTTGAAACTTATTATTATATCCCTAGTGGGAATGCTAATATTGACGGGTTCCGATGGCAAGGTGCTGATGCCTATGGAGGGGATTGGCAGAACCCGATTATAGCTGGTACTTACGATGCTTGGACGTTAAATAGTCAGGAATTTATTGCTGGTGCTACCGTTTTGTATCCAGTGACATTTGATGGTGCGACTAATTCTTATACTGGAAACGGTACTGATGCTATATATTTCCATGAAGTTGTAATCACCCAAATAGGTAACGTAGCAGAATACTTGCCCACTTCCATCGGAGCTACACAATGGCTGGATACTTCGGGTAATGGTCTTGACGGTAC